TCTGCTGGTGTATCAGTTGCACCTACAACTTTATGAGTAGCTGATGTAAATGTAGATGAAACTCCTAAAGCATTTATTGCTTTTGCTCTTACTGTATAATTTTCATCATCAATTACATTTAAAAATTCGTGTCTTAATTCTGTTCCACTAGATATAATTTTAAAATTAGACTCAGATGTTTTCTTAGCTTCTACTTGATAGTATTGCACAAAAGAATCAGGTGATGCACCAATTACAATATTTAATCTAGTCAATACAACTCCATCAGCATACTCAATCATTTCATCAGATAATGTTACACTTGCTGGTGGTTGTATATTAAATGGATTAGGTAAATTAGTTGATGGTGTACTAGCTACTTCATCTTTTGATGCGAAAGTATAATGTGAGTTTTGATGTTCAATTAAATTTAAACCAACTGTAAAATCTTCATTAAATGATATGCTATTTACTCTAAAAGCTTTTGCAGAAAAACCTATTGATGAATGTGTTATATTTACAATATCTCCTATGGCTAAATCGTAAGCATCACCACCAGCATTGATGTTTAATTTTAAAGCTTCTCTTGATCTTCTTAAAATTATCTCTGCCATTTCTTCTGCTTGATATGGGCTTGTTATTGTTTGAAAATCAAATCTACCCTCTAATAAAAAACCACCATCAGCAGTTTTCATAGTTGCGTGTCTGTCTGCACTTGTTAAACCTGAGTCATCTATTGGTGGAAACTGTGCTTGATCTACTTGAAAATTACGATCTGGATTTACAAATGAAACTATAACCCTGTTATATTTATTATTTTTATCTGCACTTGCTAATGTAAAACCATCTATTATATCATCTTCATCTAAAGTAATTGAGGCAGAACCAGTTGTTTCTATTATTAAATTATATTTACCACCAACATAAGGTAAATAGCCTCTACATGCACCTAATAAATCTCTAACGTTTTCTATTACTTTTCTTGATGTGTCTAGTACAACATTAGTATCAAAAATATTTATATCAGAACCACCAGAGTATGGTGTAACTTGAGTAACACAAACTTGTGAGGCATCGTAAAAACTTTGTAAATCAATATCTGTTGTAGCTAAACCTTTTCCATATCTTTCATTTCTTAAATAATCTAATAAACAAAATGCTGGATTAGTAGAAAAACTAGCAGTCTGTTCAGATAAATTTGATGCTAGTGTAACTATTTTTTTTCCTTGTACTTTTGCTTGAACTCTTGGAACACCACTAAATATATCTTGATTCCATTTAAATTTAAGAGCAAGGTAAGCAACACCTGATAGTTTATGATTCGATCCCCAGCTTGATAATTCAGATAATAAACTTGATGAACTTTGTCCATCAGTACCAAAATGTGGCTCGATAGTTATATGTGATGTACTATCTTTAAAAAAGTTTGCGTCAGAACTTCCTACTGTTCTTTGAGTATTGTCTGCCATAGCACCAGAAAAAGTTACGACTTTGTCATCTACTCTTATTTCTGTAATGCCATTTATTTCACCTTCACATAAAACTAAGCAAATATATAGATGTGTATTATCTGATCCACTAGTTTCTATAAATACTCTAGTACCACCAACGAGTCTTGTTCCATAAACTACTGGTATTGTAGCATCATTTGATTGTTTGTTTACTAAAATTCCTTTTTCAAAATTATCAAATTCAGTATCACCAAAATCAGGATTATCTTGTTTTCTTAATAAACTACCAAATAGCCATGTAGCAGCAATAGCCAATATTGCTAATTTAGGATTCATTCTAAAAAAAGGTGTAATGACTTTTGCAGCTTTTTTTACAACCCTTGTTACACTTCTAACTATACTACCTATACCCATTATCCTCTACCCCATTTTAAATCTAATACAGTTTGACTTGCAAAATCAAATCCAACATCTGTGCTAAAAAATCTTTGTTGTGAATTGTTATTTGTTTTTCTCCCACTTACTTTACCAAAATCTGCCCAGTGCGATACAATAGATAAATTTACTATTGATTCGTTTGAAGTTTCATTAATTTGAAAAGTGTCTATTGTACCTTTGTATAATAAAAATGGATCAGAAATCAAAGCATTGTTACTATCTAACAAGCCTCTAAAAACAGTAACCGAATCATTAACTACGTTTTCATTTAAAACAGTTGAAATAAAAGTTTGATCTGCACCTGAAAGGGATATTTGTAAAGAACTTTTTGTTAAATCTGTTTCTTCTGTAAATGTTGGTGTGCTTAGTAAAAAAGAACTAGAAGTATAAGTTACGCTAGAACCAGATACAGAACTAGTTAAATCAAAAGAATTGTCAGTAATATTCACAGGAGTTCCAAAACCAATAGTTATTAAATGAACAGGACTTATATTATTTGTCGCTAGTTCGTTTTTTATCGCTGTTGTTAATCCTCTCGTCATATTCCTCGTAACTTGTTCTTTTTATTTTTTCACTATCTTTTATCATAACCATTGACCAGTTTGCATCTGGATATTTATGTTTACCTAAGTCATTTGTTTTAGTGTTAATTTCTGATTCATCAACAATTTTTTCCATTATAAAATCAGCATTACACCAATGCTTTACCAAATATCTTTTTCCCATTAGATTGATTCTTCTACATCTAACTCAAATTTATATAAAACATTTCCATCTTTATCAGCACCTATTCCACCAAACTCCTGAACATCATTTACTAAATGAACAGTAAAAGGTACGTTGCTATATGTTACAACTGAATTATCTGTTAAAGCAGATATGAGAGGTGGTTCGATTGTTACTGTTGCAGCATTACTAGAACTTGTAACATCAGAAACAATCATATAAACTTTTGTATGCGAGGCAAATTTAATTAAGTCTCCTGCTTTAAATCTGCCTGCACCATCACCAGCAAATGCGTCCATAGCTATCGTGTTATCACCTACATTGTGTACACCATTTACCAAGACTGTTCCTGTCTCGGAGCCTCTCGTATTTTTTACCTCAGGGGGTATGATAGTAAAATTTTCTTTACTACCTCTTTGCTGAATTACGAATGCCATTAATTCACCATAGACGTCTGATCTTTTTGCCACTATGATTTCAGCAGTAAATCCGAATCTTTGTGTACCGATTTGTCTAACTAATTTCTTACCAGAAATAGACTTCGACATAAGAGTATCGACTTGTGACTGAATACCAAGTGTTTGAAATTTTGCGTTTGATATTGGAAAAGAACCACTCATACTACATTACCTCTACCTTTCTCATTTACTGCATTATTTATAATTGAAGTTATAGTACCTCTATTTTCTACTAATGCCTCGTCAAAACCTCTTGAGTCAATAGTATTGATTGTAAAATTAACATTTACACTTCCTGTTCCAGTTCCTCTTGATGCTTGTGTTATCTGTCCAGCTTGATTAGGAATAAATAACTCTGCTCCTTTTTCACCAACTACAACTGGTCTGCCCTTTGCTACTCCACCACCTTTAGACATAAAACCTAAAAATCCTAATGGATTTCCTGACATAAGCATAGTTGTTCCTTTGATCTTTTTTTGTCTTTCCATCTCTTTAGTTTGTTCTTTTAGTTCATTTGTTTTACCTTTTTGGATCATTAAATCTGCTGTATTAATTCCAAAGATACTCAATAAATTTCTTTTTTGTTTTTGAGATTCTATTACACCTTTTGATATTAAAAAGTTTCTTAATGATTCTTGCAAAACTAATTGAATTGTAAATGCTAATATATCAACTAATAGTTTTTGTGCTAATTCTTTTAAACTCATATTTAAATCTTTACCAAGAACTACTGCCTCTGCTAATGCTCTAGAAAAGCCTTTGATACCTGTTAACAAAAATTTACTTACTGTATTATTAATAGACTCAAAATCTTTTTTTATTTGTTCATTTAAAATACCAGCGACTTGCTGAAAGTTTAATCCTATTTGTTTAGCTTGATCTTTTACTCCTGTTGCAACTTTTAACAATTCGTTTAATTGTTGTTTTGATATAACTATGTTTTTTTCTACTGCCTCAAGAAACTTTTGAACTGCCTCAGAATTTTTACCCCATGCCTCTGTATCTTTACTAGCACCAAACAAGTTTTCACTAATTTTTTCTAAATCAACACCAAGCATTTTTATTACTGCACTTATCGCTGCAACTAAAATCTTACCTCGTCTGCCCAACATTAAAAAACCAATGATACCTAATTCTCTAACTCCTGCAGGTAGGGCTTTTACTAAATCTATTAAGCCACCAATACCAGCACCTATAATCTTAAATACTAATTGTAAAGAATCTAATAATCTTGCAACACCAAGTATAGCTTGTTTTGTAAAATTGATTAGTGCCTCACTAACGTTTGCCGAAAACTTGTTTAGTGTTGCTGAGTTCTCTTCTATTGATCTATTAATAACAACTAGAGCATTTTTTATAAAATCAAAGAACCCAGCACGATTTGTTTCTAATTGAAACTTAAATAATTTATCTGATAACATTGATAATGTACCAGTAAAAGTAGTAGCTAATACCTCTGTTGCTTTTGAGAACTTACCATTCTCACCAAACACTTCTTCAAATCTCTTTCTAGTTTCTTCTGCTGTTACTGTTGCTCCAGCTTTAAATCCTAATAATGCTCTTACACCTCTTTCTCTAAATACGTCTGCTGCTGCGATACCACCAGCAAATGATCTTTGTATTTGTTCTGCTGTTTGTCTAAAATCCAAACCAGTAACGGCTGCAACATTACCTGTAATTTTTAAAACTGATTCTAATTCTTCTGCATTCTTTGTAACAACTGCCAAGTTACCTGATGCACCAGCAATTTCTTGTAGAGAAAAAGGAACTCGTGCTGCAAAACCTATTAAAGTATCAAATGCTTTGTTACCCTCTGAAACACTATTAAATAAAAACTTAAATCTTATACCTAAATTTTCTACCTCGCTACCAGTTCTGATTAATGATCTTATCGCAAGACCACCACCAATACCTATCAAAGCTGATTGTACAGAAAATATTGCACCACGTAAATTTGATAATCCTCTTTG